GCCGAGCGAATTGATTCCGCCGGCCTGGGCGCGGGTCTCGACGCCGTGATCCTGGCACCACCGACGGGCTTCGGCATCGCCGAACACGAAGCCCTTCAGGTGCATCCCCGCGCGGTACGCGGTCTCGGCGTCCTTGAACGCGCGAAGGTTGTTATGGCTCTTCGGCACGGCGTACTCACGCTTCTCCACGGCAGTCTCCTTCGACTCGGGGGTCTCGATCGCCTTGGCTGGAGCAGCACGCTCCAAAACGGCCCGCAGTTCGCTTTCCTTCACCTGAACGCGCTGCACGAACTCAATCCGCTCGCGCAACTTGTCAGCCTTGGTCTCAAGGCTGCGGAGCGATGCCTCCTGCTCCTCGGTCATCGGCGCGGCCTCTTCGCCCTCGGGGGCGTCTTCGGTCATCGCCTCCATCTCGGCGACAACGGCAGCCAGTTCATCGAGCAGAGCCTTGAGCTTTTCGACAGCCACGTGAGCGTCTCCTGTGTTCGGGGGCGGCGACCGATGCCGCCGATACCCTCACGCTACGGAGACGAGGCCCAACCCTTGCAGCACACGCACGGCGGGCAGTAAAGGACTAGCCCGCGGCCTTGAGCCGGCGAACCTCGGCAGATGGCAGCACGTGCTTATCTGTGCAGCCGCAATCGCGGCATCGTAAGTACCGAATTTGGTACTCGCCCTGCCGCTGGCTCGATGCCACCAGCAACCGCCCGCACTTGCACTGCGGGCAGTCGTCGCCCGATTTAGCGGCCATGCTTGCCCAGGTACTCGCGAAGTTTCGATGCCTGCTTGCGGAACGTAGCACGCTTGGCAAGCGAGGCGGCGCGCCTCTCGACCTCCGCTTCGCGCGTCTGGCGGAACTGGTCGAACGACCGCTTCGCCACCGCCACGTCGGAGTCGGGGTAAGCGGGGAACGTGGTCGGGGAAACGTCGATCAGAGAATCGACCGCCTTGATCGTCCGCACGCTGCGGCCTTCCTCGACGCTCCACTCGTCGCCGCCCTTGGCGACTTGGAACGCGAAGGAACTTCCCTTCACGATCCCCGCTCGAATGTTGGCAGCGATGTCGCGGCCATAGGTCGTGTCGGGCACCGGGAACTCGTACCGGAGCCCGATGTCGTCCACGGTCAGCCGCAGCGTCTCGGGGTAGCGAGCGAGCGGGAAGTTCGCGTCGTGGTTCCACAAGGCCCGGGTCTGGAGCGGCTTCTTGCGGCCACGCCGCTCGGTGACGAGGCCGAACGCGCCGGGGTCTAGCCGCTCCACAAAATCCCCTAAGTCCAAACTGAGAACTCCAAATTTCGCGGCATAGCCGACAATCCACTCACGGGACTCGCTTTCGCCTTCCTCGCTCCGCGTCTCGACGGCGAGCAGCGGCGTGTCGGATTCGACTTCGTCAAGGATTAGGGAGCGGCGTTCGATTGCGTTGACCATGCTTCGGTTCTCCTCATCTGCGGCGTTCATTTGTTCCACGAGTTTGCGGCTCCAAGCTCGGCCGGGATCGGAGCCCCACAACGCCCAGGCGATACGCCCGTTGCTCGGGAATCCGCTCTCGCCTGGGTTCCATCCTTCGCCTTGCTTGTCGATTTCATGACGGTCGAAATACGCCTTCATGCGGCGGGCAGTCTCGGGCGAGATCGTCGCGCCGTTCGAGAGGTCGCGAGCCCGAGCGATGCCGACCGCCGTGCCGCCCCGGCCGTGCTCGCTGCGCCACGCGAGACCCTTCGCGGCTTCGTCGCGGACGCCAGCCGGCGGCGTGAAGTCGATGTGGTCATACTTAGCCGCCACGCTTCCGCCCCTTTCGCTTCGGCTTGCCGTATGCCTTCTCCTCGACCGGCGGCTCCGGCAGCGGGTCGATCTTCGTGAGCGTCGCGACCTTGTGGCCGACTTGCGTCTCGGTCGCACGCCAGCCGCCGCTCACTTCTTCGTACACCGTGATGAGAGCGGCGGGATCTTCCTCGCTCGCTTCGATCTTGAAGTCGGTGTTCGGAACATCGAGCGTGCCGTAGTCCATGACGTGATCGATTCGCCCGCGAGCACGACCGCCCGACGAATCCCACGAGACGAAGTCGCCTTCGGCTACTGTGCCGGGCTCGGCACGCTGCTCTGTTGAGCGGATCGTCTGCGGCGAATCGTCCACCCACACGTCCACCTCGATGCCTGCCGCCTGGGCCGCGTCGCCCTTGAGCGTGTCGCCACCCACGAGGAGCACCTGAGAGAAAACGTCGGCGTAGTCGCCCAGCGTCTCGGCGACCGTCTGGCGGTCCTCCTCGGGCCGGCGGGAGATCATAACGACCGTGTTGCCGTCTGCGACCGCCTTGCGGGCGAACTCGCCCCAGAGGGTCGGGTCGGCCGCGAACGTGCGGTCGAAGTCCATGCTGATCGTAAGGGCACGAGACTCCACCGATTGCGACCGGGCGGCTGGGGCCGCTGCTGCGGGGGCCGCGGGAGCCTGCGGGGGCTCTTCCTGCTTCACCGCCACGCCTTGCAGGATCGTCTCGACCCGGGCCGCAGAGAGCACAGGGAAGGCCGCAGCGATGATCGCCCGAGCGGCGTCCACCGTCAGCATCCCGTCGGTGATCTGCTTCACTACCGTCAACAGCGACGAGACTTCGGCCGTCGAGAGGCTTGTCTCTGCCGGCTCGCCCGGCGTCGCGGGCACCACCGTCTCGCCAGCCGCAGCGGCAAGCCCGCCCTCGACCGCCTGGCCGTCGATGCCGCTGCCCGGCTGTTGCTGCGCCAGCACGTCGCCTTCGGTCGGCATCTCGCCCAGCGTGCCCATGTTGAGAGGGCGATAGCGAACGTCGCCGCCTTCGACCGGGTCCATGTTCTCCAGTTCGCGGATGTCATCGGTGTTCAAGACGCCGATGTCCCACATGGCCCGGTAGTAGGCCGACCGGCTCGAAGAGTCGCCGCGGAGCAACCCACGCACGTCGAACTCGATCAGATACCGATCGTCGTCTTCAATGAGGTCGCGCATGAACGCCGACTCGAATCGACGCAGCCACGGGAGGATCGTGTGCTGCACGAACTCGATGTCGGCTTGTGCGCTGCCGGCCCCGATGCCGAGCAGATGACCGGGGCACCGGAAGAGGCGTGCGATCTCCTCCAACTGGTAGCGGCGAAGCTCAAGAAACTGGGCATCGCTATTGCTGCTCTGCGGAATCTCGTAGGGCTTGAGCCCGCCCGTGAGCACCGCCGTGTTGTGAGAGTTGCCGACGCCGCCGTGACGCCGGTCCCACTGCGACCGCAGCGACTCGCGTGCCTCCGCGTTCAGATTGCCGTCGGTCGAGAGTACAAACCCGGGGCGGGCACCGGCCGCGAAGAAGCGAGCCCCGTGCAACTCGCAAGCCCGGGCTAGTGCGATGGCATCCTTGCACTCCTCCACAATCGACATCCCGTTGATGCCGTCGTCGGAAGGGCCGCGAATCTGGAGGATCTGCTCGTTCGAGTAGATCGTCTCGGTGCCTTTGTCCTCGCGGAACTTGTACCGAATCTTGCCGTTCTCGACCCGCTCCACCTTCATGCGGCTCGGATGCAGCGGCACGATCTGCCCAGCCTTGAGCTCCGAAAAGGCGTCGCCCCAGAGCCCGATGTGGAAGACCGCTTGTTCGCGCCACTCAAACGAAGTCTGCCAGCCGTTCGGCTGCGCGTGGAGTTGGCGGTAGAGCGGGAGCTCGCGGGCGATCCGCTTGCCGCCCCCAGGCGTTCGCTCAAGTACGTGGAGCGGCAGGCTCGCCACCGTTTCCGCGATCACCCGCAGGCAAGCAAAGACCGCCGCGACCGAGTGGGCATTGCTGGAGTCGATCCGCACGCCGGCGGCATTTCGCGAGCCGCCGCCTTCGTCGTCCCACATGCGCTCTTCGTTGGGCAGCCAGAGGATACGGTGCTCGGATTTGGCGATCATAGAAAGAAGATTTCCGGGGTGCCGCTGGGCTGCTGCTCGGCCGCCATCCAGGCAGCGATGCCTTCACAACACGCCACGATGCCGTCGATTCGCTCGGTGCTCTTCGCTTTGCTCGGGTAAATGTTGCCGTGCCTGTCTTCGGCCACTGCACAGTTGGACGCGTTCCACGAAAACACCGGATGCCCACCGTGCCGCACGCGGCCAGACAAGATCAGGTTTTCGAGGGTCTTGAGCGGCGCGCTCATCGCGCGCCCGCCTTGTGGATACCCTACAACGTCAACCCCATCGCCTTGCAGTAAGTTGGCGAGCATCTGGCCGTTAAACTTCAAATCCACGGCGAGCCGCCGCACCCGATACTGCTCGCAGATTTGCAGGATGTCGCGGTGCAAAACGGTGTAGTCGGTCACGTTCCCGTCGGTCACGCGGATGTGCCCGTCGCGAATCCACCCGAGATAATCGACCTTGTCGCGGTGCGCCCGGTCCGCAGCGTTCGACTCTGGAATCCAGAAGAACGGCAGGATGTCGAGAGAGTTGTCGGACGGGTCGGGGCACACGAGCACCAGGGCGGTGAGGTCATACGTGCTCGCGAGATCAAGCCCAGCGTAGACCGGCCGGTCGCCGAACTCCCGCAACGCGCCGCCACACGCGGCCCACGAATCCGGCTTGAAGAACCGTGTGTCCTGGGTCGTCCAGACATTGAGCCGGTATCTCAAAAATGAGTTCAGCTTTGTCGGGCTCTGCTCGGCTTCGCGAGCGTCTGCGGCGAACGACTCCTCGGTGATCGTGGTGCCGAGCGACGGGTTAGCCATCCGCCAGACGCGAGGCTCCTTCCACGTGTCATCCGCCGCAGACTCTGGCGGGGCCGCGTAGATGCACCCGAAGAACGTCGGGTCGAACGCCGGGTCGGCGATGCACTTCTCCGCGTAAGCGTGCTGCTCCCAACAGATCGACCGGCGATCGTAGCCTGCCGTCGTGATCGACAGGATAAGCGGCTGCCGGCGGGCGGCACCGCCGTACCGCAGGGCATCGAAGAGTCGCCGGTCGCGCTGTGCGTGGAGCTCATCGAAAAGGAGCATGTGGATGTTCAAGCCTTCGGCCCTGAACGCGTCGGCCGAGAGCACTCTATAGAACGAGTTGCTCGCTCGATGGATGATCGTCTTCCGCGAATCCACCACCTCAAGAACGCGGGAGAGCGCGGGCGACGATCGCACCATCGAAGCCGCTTCGCGGTAGATGATCCCTGCTTGCTCGCGGTCGCAGGCCGCACCGTAGATTTCTGCGCCCGGTTCGTGGTCGGCGACCAGGCCGTAGAGAGCGACGCCCGCGAGGGTCGTGCTCTTCCCCATCTTTTTCGGTAACTCGATATACCCGACGCGATACTGCCGAGTGTTGCCCCGAACACGGCCGAACAGGTTGCCGAGTACGTGCTTTTGCCACGGCAGGAGCATGAACGATTGCCCGGCCGTCTGCCCCTTGCTGTGACGAAGGATACTCTGAAAGAAGTCGAAGACCGTTTCGGCTTTTGCCTCGTTGATCTTCGGCAGCACCCCGGCCTTCTCAGCCGCCTTGATGGCGGGAGAAGAAATCTGCCAGTTCGTCTTGTGGCTGATCTTGCTTTGTGCCAAGTCGCACCCTAGAGGAAGGCGTCAGCCCGAACTCGGTCATCAGAGACGATTGCAGGCTCACGAGCCCCTTGTAGAGCGAGCCCGCAGGGTTCGGCTTTACGCCGCCGAGATCTGTCTTGATCGTCGGGCCGCTGGCTCGCAACTCAAGGAGACACGCCTGGGCCGCAGCGTACACCTCGCACAAAGTCGCCAGGGCTTCGCCGTCGCCTGTCGTGAGCACGTTCATTCCGAGCAGGATCGGCACGAGCTCGTTCCACTTCGCCACCGCGAGCGGTTCGACGTTCAGCCGATCCGGCATCGGCGGCGCGCCCGGCGGCGCGGACGGCTCGCGCTTCGGAGCGCCGCGTTGCGTGCCGCTGAGAATCTTCAGCGAGGTTGGTTTGGGCTTCCGCCCGCGGGTTGCCATGCTTGTTTTTTAGGCAGGGAAAAACGGACGGCCTATTCCGCAACGCGCGAACGGGCCAGAGCAGTTGGATTTCCTCGTTGGCCCCTACCCATCGTGGGGGGGTATGGCGTCTTCCTGCGTTTTCCCGGGGGTAATCAACGGAACAATAGCATCTGCCCAGACCATGACGCGCCTTTGCGCACGTTGCACTTCAGGCAGGCACAGCGAACATTGTCCCACTCATGCCCCTTGATGCCTGCACTCAAAGGGTAGGGATGGTGGTCAACTGTCGGCGACATCGGGTCAGCACGACCGTCTCTAATAACATACTTCGCCAGGGTCTTCTTCTTGCAGATGTGGCAGAGATAGCCATCTCGCTCAAAGACTGCCGGCCTAGTGACCTTGGGATCATAGAACACACCGAATCTCCTGCATCTCCTTTTAAAGTCCCCACTCAGTTTCTTGTGTCTCTTGAGCACACACCCGTTGCACACCGGCTTCTCTTTTCTTGCCTCAACACTTCCGCCGATGAAATGAATCTTCATTGGGCGATTGCAGCATGTGCACACAGCATCTATGCAATCTTTCCTCGCACACTCCCAGGAGCAATGCGGCAACTTCCAGCAAGCAGGCTTGATGCACTGAACCCCACATAGTTTGCATGAAACAAACTTCGGGATGCGCCGAACAAATAACGCAAACCTACTGGCAGCCACGGCAGCCGGAGCTCGCGGCTGCTTCCGTATCACGCGATTCCACACCCTCCCAATGCTTCGCAGAAATGCTTCTCTGTCTTTCATTCCTGCGCGAGTCTCGTACATCTCGGGCGACTGGCTCACATTGTTGGGCCGCCTTCTGGCAGCCTCTTCAATCTTGCTCCTGTCCCATGCTTGTATGCCTGCGTTCCTTGCCTCGTGAAAGCAGCGTGTCGAGCAATACTTCCGGCCATTACTCGACGTGATTTTAGAGCCGCACATCGCACACAGAAGGGGAGTCTTCTTTCCCCTCGGCTTGCTGGGAGTTCCTTTCCTTGACGCTATGCTCGCCTGTATGCCCTCCTTGCGGCGAACAGCCCGGCACGCATCTGAGCAGCATTTCCGTTTCTGTATCTCAGCCAAGCCGGCCGCGACGAACTGCACGCCGCACACCGCGCACGTCTTGTGCTTGATTGGGTCGGCGTATCGCCCGGCCTTGCGCTCCTTGAACCGAGAGAGCTTGCAGCACTCAGGGCATGAGGCACGATCGGCCCCGTAGATAGTCGTCCATGACGAACCGCATTTCCTGCACGCCATACTCACATCCTTGTGATAGGCGGAATGTATCAACCTGAGTTTGCGCGCCTAGTCTCGGCGTTCGTCTTTCTCTGGTGACAAGTCGCGCAGAGCGTTTGCCCGTTGGAAAGCTCATAGCGCAGGTCGGGCCGCAACTTGACTGGAATCACGTGATCGGCATGAGCCTCGCCCTTGCGGCCCAGAACCCGAGAGCAGTGCCGGCACATGTAAGCGTCCCGCTCAAGCACCGCCTGCCGCCACGCGCGATGCTTTGGGTCGCAGTAGCCACGCCGGTAGCCGTTCGGCCTAGTCTCCAGCCGGCGGATCTTCGCGGTGCCGCGGGGCGGCTTCCACATCTCGATCCGCTGCGGCATCACTCAACTCTTGAGGGTGACAGTCGCAGTGACCCCGGTGCCCGCGGTGTTGCCCACCAGCACTTCGAGGAATGGCACGCCGAACACAGCATCGGGCAGGGCGTAGATGGTGCCCACCGAAGTGCTCGGGGCGAGCGTGATGTCGGCCACGCTGCCATCGGTGTTATAGAGCCGGCGGAAGGTGCCGCCCTCAACCGATGAGCCCCACATCTGGAGCGTGGTGGCCGCGGTCGCAATGGTGCCGAGATCAACCACACCGCCAGCGAAGTCCTCAGTGAACAGCGTCGTCGCGTTCGCCGTCGAGGTCGTCAGGGTGATCGGGATCTGCCGCGAGCGGCGGCGCATCTTGATTTCGGACATTGCTCAACTCCTGGGATAAGGCACTGGTCTCGGGCCAGCCACGCGGCCTACTTCTCTACGGTAGCGGGAAGGGCCGGCTCTCTTGCAGCCTGGGCCTCAAGCTCCTCGATCCTGTCTGCCGCCTGGAGCAGGGCGGCCCGCTGCCGGCGGATCACCTCTTCGGCGTGCTGCACGTGCACGACGAGGTTCGTGCTCGCGTGGTAGCCGGCGAGCATCCGCAAGAGCGTGGGAGTGGCGTGTTCCATGCGGGCAGAGTACGGCGAGCGTCAAGCCGGCACGACATCGCCGCAGTAGCGCACTTCAAGCGAACAGCGGCCCGGCCCCAGCATCGACCGCCGCGATCCTCGCCTTGGCTATCTCGACGTATTCCGCCTCGCGTTCGATGCCGATGAAGCGGAAGCCTTCGAGGATCGCCCCCTTGCCGGTGGAGCCCGATCCCGTGAACGGGTCGAGAACGATGCCGCCGGGTGGCGTCACCAGGCGGCAGAGGTAACGCATGAGGTCAGTGGGCTTCACGGTGGGGTGGTGGTTGCGTCGCGGGCCGGATTCGGCGGACGGCGGACGCTCCCCATTCGCCACCCTGTAGTCTTGATCGGTCCACTTGTTGCCGTTCGCCCGATGGATCGCCTCCATCCTCTCGCACCCTTCATCCCGATCCGCCTTGCTCGCCTTGGCGCAGTAGAAGAAGCGGGCGGCAGAGCCGGTGGTGCTATCGCTTACGCTCGTCTGGTAGTCGGTCGGCTCGCCGTCGTTGTTGAAGTGCCGAGCCCCGGCCGTGCGGTTCCATGTGCCGCCTTTGACGTTCACCGGAAACAGCCCCACCACCTCCTCGCTCCCGTCCTGGATGAGGTTCGCGGGCCAGCGGCCGGGCGGATTCTCCCGAGTAAAAACGCGGCCGTCTTTGTCGTAGCGGCCATGCGATCCGCTGTTGCCGTTGCGAACGGTCAGCGTCGATTCCGTCCCCACCCTGCACCCATCCACGTTGATCGCCCCCGTGCCGTGCGTCAGCACGTTCTCGGCGACGGTGCCGACGAGCGGCTTGCGGGCCACGATGATCGGCTCCCAGGCGGGCTTCAGGGCCGTGCCCCAGCCAGACCACTGGCGGGCGGCGTCGGTGGCGGGGGCATCCTGCGGTCGCGGGCACCGGCACGGCGAACCAGACACAAGCCACTTTCCGCAGTCATCGCATTTCTTGTTTCCGGTCGGACCCGCGCGCCGTGTAAAAGCGCCTTCAAACTTGTCGCTTCTATGTTCACCAGCCGCCTTGTCGATCGCCTTGCTCACGTCGTGCGACTTTGGGAAGCCGCTGCCGTAGACCCACATCACGCAGTCCCGAATCTCCCAGCCAGCGTCCTCGATGGCACAGGCGAGCCGGTGGTAGGTGCGAGTCCCGCCGAACGCGAGCAGGTGGGCACCGGGCTTCGCCACGCGGAGGGCTTCGGTCCAGAACTCCACGCCCGGCACGCCGTGATCCCAGCCTTTGCCCATGAAGGACAGGCCGTAGGGTGGATCGCTTACGATGGCGTCCACGCTCTCGGCGTCAAAGGTCGCCATGACTTCGCGGCAGTCGCCGTGATGGATCGTGAAGGCCATATCGCGAATGTACGCGCGATGTCCAATCCTGAAATGCCCTCAACCGCAGGGCGCGACGCGACATTCGCTCAAGAGCGTCACTTCGTCCGGTCTAGAAGCCTGCGCATCGCGGCAGCATCGTCAAACAAATACCCAGCCGAATGCTGCTCTCCGCGAGTCTCTGCTATCGTCCCAAGCCACCCAATAGCGCGATCAATGGCTGACCGCTCATCGTCGGCCAGCGTTGGCGCGCGGTACAGCGGGACGCATTTCGCCATGCCGGTTTGGCGGCCGTCGCGGACCATGCCGTTCCATCGCTCAACGTCCCACTCAATCTGCTTATGCGTGGGGCTTGCCGCGATTATCGTTCCGTCGCTTGTCTCGTAGGCCCACGCTACAGGTTTGTTGCTATCCATCGCGTCCCTCTCTGAAATCCGGTAGCGTCACCTTGCCCGCTCTAGCAACTTCCTCAGCGCGATGGCCCGACTGCCGTCCGCCGCGTTGTCGAACTGGGCCAAGCCTTGCTCGTAGATCATGGCCGCAGTTTCAATCGCCTCCCGCTCCTCGTCAGTGAGTCGCAGGCGAGCGATCTCCGCAGCCTGTTCGTCCAATTCGTCCAGCGGATCGCCGTTCATCTGTGTCCTTCCCTGATTTCAAGAGCGCACTTTCAGCCGCTCCAGCAGCCCGCGAAGCGTGGCGGCTGAATCAAGCCGGTTGTGCAATGTCAGCCAGTTGGCGACGCGAAAGAGTTCATGTCGCTCCTCTGCCGTGAGCGTTTGCTGAGACAGAGTGGGGCGCGGCGGTTTCCATGAAGGCGATACAGGACGCTGTTCGGCTGTTGCCTTCGGCGACCGCTGCCGATGTTTTTCAAAAGCGGCGTAAAGGAACAAGAAAACACCAAAAACCTGAACTGCCATCAGCATAGGAATGTTGTCTGTCATCGCGTCCCTCTGGCGTGTACGGTCACGGCCCATCCATTTTCACCGTCACGCTGCCGCCCTGCACAGACAGCGTGGCATCCCGCTCCGCGAGGCGGCGGATGGCCGCTTTCAACCGCTCGTTTTCGGCGCGAAGCGTTGCGATCTTGTTGTCCACAGCCATCAGCGATTCCATGATACTCTCGCTAATCATGCCCCTAGCATCTCCGCAAGTTCAGTGACCGTGTTTGGGTAGCCGTGCCGAATCACCTGCGACGGCATCCCAATACTAGCCGAGCCTTCGATGTCTCCAAATGTCGGGTTGGCCGTGACCATGAGCGTCTCGGCTGGCTTGAATCCGGTTTCCTTCTCTACAACGCGGTATGCGTTAACGTGTGGCTTGAACACTCCGGCAGCCCACAGGTCGCAAAAGTGATCGAACGCGAATCCGTTGTTGGCGGCAAGCCGAAAGATCATGCTCCATGTTCCGTTGCTCAGTGCAACGCACTTGATGCCAGCGGCGCGAAGCCTAGCGATGCCTTCCGCAACGTCTGGGTGCGCCTGCAACGAATACCACTCCTTAGCAAACGCGAACGGCGTGAAGTCTGCGCGGCGAACGTGCTGTACGTAGTCAGCGATCTGCTCCTTCGGGATGCCGCTCATGTCGAACAATGTGCCAAAGCAATCAAATGCTATGGCCTTGAACTTACCCATTACATCGCTCCAACAGGCGGCGCAACGTGTTTGCGCGACTGCCGTCTGCTTCATTAGCGACGCTTACAGCGCTTTCCGCGAAAACGTCGATGGCGTCCGCAATCGCCTGCTGCTCCTCGTCTGTCAGCGTCCCGTCCATTGTGACCGTCACACAGCCCCCATGCACAGACAGCGTGGCGTCTTGTGACGCAAAGCGCCGAATGGCTTCACGGAGCCGCTCAATCTCTTCTTTCAGCCGCCTCGCGTCGTCTTCCTGCGCAGCGGCACGGGATCGGTAAAGCGGAACCGGCGTTAGATAATCACGCCTGCACTGCGTTTCTATGTAGCGTTCGCACTCCTGCCTGGAGCCGCAGATGACGCCAATTTCATCAAAGTAAAAGACCGCCCATGCTACCGGCTGGCTGTTATCCATAATGTCCCTCTCTGCGGCGTGT